AAACGATGCCTTGCAAAACATCTTTGATAGCGGTGGCGGTGCTACTCCTGACTTACAACAAGTAACGGATGAGGGGAATACTATTACGGACGGAACTTATACGCTTTATTTAAATCCGTCAAGTTTAGAAATTTTATATTCTGATGAGCAAGCCCTATTAGCTTTTGACAGTTTACTTTATGCTGATTTAACCGATAGTTCAAGATTGTCAAAAACTGGAATTGAAATTTTAGGTACTTTTGGGCAAATGCTTTTACAAAGTGGTTATCTTGAAATAAACGATGGAGTTGATACTGTTAATTATGGTCTTGATAAAATAACCGTAAACGGTGTCGACTACCCACTCCCAACGGGCGCATCTTCACCTTTAGCAACCTTAGCGGATATTACGGGTGGTGTTTCAGACGGTGACAAAGGCGATATTACCGTATCAAGTAGCGGGACAGTTTGGACTATTGATAATGGGGCGGTAAGTAACGCAAAAGTGACAAGCGGTATCGATGCTACAAAAATAGCAGACGGTAGCGTTTCAAATACCGAGTTTCAAAGATTAGACGGTGTAACGGGGAATATTCAAAATCAAATTGATAACCGAGTTAGAACGCTTTTAAACGACAATGTAGATAGTTCGGCAGTAACGGGAGTAACAGCGAATACTATTATAAAATCTTATCTTATTCCTGCTAATACTTTGGCGGTAGGTGATACGATTGATTTTAAGTCTGTTGTAGCCAAAACGGGCGCAAACGCTACAAGTGTATTAAGACTTTATAACAATACCTCAAACAGTTTAACGGGTGCAAGTCAATTAGCTACTTTTTCGGGTGCTGCGGGCGGTCTTTATCAATCAATAGACCGTACTTATACTTTAAAATCCGATAATACTTTACAATCGTTCCCCGTAACATCAACAGCGGTAACTGATGAAAGTAGCGTTACTGTGGCTATTAGTAATACAGCATTCAATCCCGCAGTAGACAATTATTTTATTGTAGCTATACAGCCAAACAGTTCGAGTGATAGCTTTAGACAAACTTTGTGTTATATTACTTTGATGAAACAAAAATCAACTATATAAATGGAAATTACAGAATTAACAAAGGAACAACAAGAGGCGATAACAAAAGCGCAAGAGGTTTTAAAACAAGTTGGTTTAACTTTATTAGAGGTAGGAAGTCCAAGACCACCTAAACCATAATGTTAAGAAAGGTTAATATATTACTTAGCTACTTACCCGTTGTTATTTGCATCGGGTATGTAGTTTTTTTATTAGCCTTACTATTTAATTTGAGTTGGTATTCTCAAAACTTTAACGAAATAGATACATTTGAAAGTTATCTTTGTTTTATTGCATTAATACACGGTTTGTTTTATTGGGAAACATACAGACCGTTTATTAAAAGTTCGTGCCTTACAATCGTTGTATTGGCTTTATTGAACGTAATACAACCTTATTTAAGCAATCAAACGTATTTCTATTTTTACATTAACATATTAACCGTAAACTTTATTTACGGGGTTTTAAAGAAATGAAATTATTAAAGGACACATTAATGGTAAACGGTAAATGGTCGCAAAAGCGCATAATGACTTTTAGTGCGTTTTGGGTGGCTACTATTTACGCTATATTACCGTTATTTGTACCAACTTTTGAAGTAAAAGAATTTGTGTTTTTAGGATTTATTGGCGCTGGGGGGTGGTCAATTTATCGTACACAAAAAACGAATGAAAACATAACAAACACTTTAGGGGAATGAGTGAAGTAACAGAACGATTAGACAGACTTGAAAACCATTTCAAAGTCTACAAAACCGATATGCAAGACGTTAAAGACGGTTTAAAAGAAGTTAGAATATTATTAGGCGGTACAGAATTAAACGGTCGCAAAGGCTTTATAAAGCTAATGGAAACGATTGAGGAAAAAGTAGACCGTTTAGATAGTGATAACAATTTAATCAAACGTGATTTAGAAAATATCAAATTTTGGGGGCGTGGTTCAGCGGGTGTCGTTTTTGTTACTTTAGGTTTAATGATTAAAAAGATATTTAGTTTATGAAACTAAACGACAAAGGATATAATCTAATAAAAGAGTTTGAGGGTTTACGCCTTAAGCCTTACTTATGTTCAGCTTTGGTGCCGACAATAGGTTACGGTAACACCTTTTACGAAAACGGTACAAGGGTAAAAATGACCGATGCGCCTATTACAAAAGAACGTGCCGAAACATTGTTTAAATCCTTAGCCGATAGATTTGCAGTTAAGGTTGTGCCTTTAATTAAAAAGCCAATAACTCAAAATCAGTTTAATGCTTTGGTAAGTTTTGCTTATAACGTAGGCGTAGGTGCTTTGTCGAACTCGACACTTTTAAGATTAGTAAACAACAACCCGAACGATGCAAACATAGCTAAGGAGTTTTTGAAGTGGAATAAGGCGGGTGGCAAAGTTGTAAACGGTTTGACTAACCGACGAATAAAAGAAAGCGCTTTGTATTTTACGAAATAAGCCTACATCCTTATATTTCCTTATTATAAGTTTTAAACCTTATAAAATAAAAAACCCTACCGATTGAGTAGGGTTTCCTAATTTAACCAAACCTTCTATGAAAAAAATATTTATCCTTTTTTCAAATCTACAACATTTTTCCATTCCCACAAATTTTTAGCGTTATTTATACCAATTCTAAATAAGCACCTAATATCCTAACAATAAAATAGTTTTAGTACCTTTGGTAAAATTAAAACTTTTTTTATGGGGAAACAAATAGGCAATCAAAACGCCAAAACTTACAAAAAGGATATTGTTGTAGATTTTATACAAAGATTTCCAAAGAGTTCAACAAGGGCAATTTCACGTATGATATACGAGACTTACCCTTTAGATTTTACAAGTGCTGACTCGGTTAGAACATCGGTACAAAAGTACAGAGGTGAAACGGGTAAAAACGATTCTAAAGTTACACAAGTAGGCGTTAGAACTAAAGAGGAAAAAAAGAACGCTATGCTTAAAAAGCTACCCGAAAGCGACTACGAAAAATGCGAGCCTTTTATCATTCCTAAAGGGCAAAATAACATTTTAATCTTATCCGATATACATTTTCCTTATCAGGATAACAAAGCCTTAGAATTGGCTTTAAATTACGGATTGGAAAATAAAGTAAATGCGGTTTACCTTAACGGTGATATTCTCGACTTTTATCAATGTAGCCGATTTACAAAAGATAGACGATTAAGAGATATGGCGGGCGAGTTAGAAATGGGTAGAGAGTTTTTAAAACTGTTACAAGATACTTTTAAATGCCCTATTTACTACAAAATCGGCAACCACGAAAAACGTTATGAAGACTATCTTATGATAAAAGCACCCGAACTCTTAGGAATTGAAGATTTTAAACTTGAGCAGTTATTACGTTTCAGAGAATTTGGCGTAACTTTGGTAAAGGATAAGCAAATGGCAATGGCAGGTAAATTGCCAATATTACACGGTCACGAATGGTTTGGCGGTTTTGCACCACCCGTAAACCCCGCAAGAGGTTTATTTTTAAAAGCTAAAGAAAGCGCAATAGTAGGACACCACCACCGTACAAGTGAGCATACCGAAAAAACTTTGTCTGGCGATGTTACAACTACTTGGTCTACGGGTTGCCTTTGTGGTTTAGAGCCTGAATACGCACCGTATAACAATTACAATCACGGTTTTGCTCACGTTAAAGTAGGTAAAGACGGTAACTATGAACTTAAAAACATTAGAATTATTAACTATAAAATTGTTTAATTATGGAAATCACAAAAGGAAACATTAAGGAATTAGTAGGGCGTAGGTTTGTGCCGAGTATTAAATACGGGTGGGATGGAATTATTTTAGAAATAGGAGAAAGAGAGGCTATAATAAAATATTCTGATGAAAAGTTAAATTCTAATATTTGGAATGAAACTTTAATGAGCCAAATTAATAGTGGGGATTGGATTTTATTACCTAAAGCAGAAATAAGCAATGAAGACAAACCAACCCCAAAACACTACGACAACACAAACGGAAGTCTTTACCTATTCGCTGAGCAACACGGGTTAAATGCGTGGGAGTTTGATATTTTGAAGCGAGTAGTAAGATGCCGTAAAAAAGGCGAGTTTGAAACAGACTTAAAAAAGACTATTGAAGTTATTAACCTTTATTTAAAAGAGTATGAAAACAACCCACCAAAAAATCCAAATAGTTAAACGTTGGATGAAACGACAATACAAGAGAGGCGAAAACAACGAAACAACAAACAAACGTTACCGCACGTTATTAGCGGAGTATTACGAAAATCAATTTAAACCGAAAAGTTATGACATTAAAGGACGTTGAAAGACAAGGGAATCGAACACTAATCTTTGCCGTTGCAGTATTTACTGTGATGGCTTTAATCTTTGGGGTATGAACAATAAAGAATTAAAAACAGTTTGGAAATATTCAAAGCAATTTTGGATAGGCGGTTTTGTATTGTGGTTTATTGAAACTGCTTTATTTTTAATGATTGAGGGCTGGCATCTAAAAGCTACAAATCCAATCGAAATATATTTAGACGGCATAGTTTCTGATATGTGGTTTATCGCATTAGCTTCAACCGTTTACGTTGCTGTAAATTCAGGAATTAATTTAATAGAAAAGAAATGAAACGAATATTTATAACCCTCTCCGCACTCTTACTAATAGGGTGCGGTAGCCGAAAGGTCGAAACATCAAAAGAAACGGTAAAAGAGAATGTAACTCAGTCAGCAACAACCGAAACGAAAACAGACACGAATGAAACGGTTAAGATTATCGATACTTCGACTGTAGACGAAATAGAGTTCGTTCCGGTAGATATTACAAAACCGATTATCTACAACGGTCAAAAAGTCTATAACGCTAAAATAAGACACTCAAAAAGAAAAAACGATATAACTACCGTGTCGAATAAGAAAGTGGCTGAAACACGCCGTAATGAAGTTAAAACAAAGGTAAAGCGTGAAGTTAAGGTTAAGGATAAAATTACAGAGCGTGAAAGCGTTTCTTATTGGTGGATTTGGATTTTGATTTTAGGCGCAATAGTTTTAATTTATAACAGACTTAAAAGAAATGGAATTATTTAGAATAGTAAAAAAGCCAAAAGGATATATTGTTGAGGTGTGTGTTTCAAAGTGGTATTTTTTCGGTTTGAAGAAAGTTTGGAAACCTTATGTAAAGTCTGCTGGTTTAGATTGTGCTTGGCATCATTCAACTTATGATTTTGCTTTGAAGAATTTATTACAGCAAGTTAAAAATGAAACACAATACCTTGACGAATAAAAAAGCTAAGGCGTATGAATGTGATATAAAAAGAAACCCGCTTAGTTATTGAGCGGGTTTTTTGTTAGTTAAAAAATCTTTTTATCCAAAGCGGTGTTTTATCTTTTCTGAAATAATATCTATGATTATAAAAGCCAAATGCAGAAAAACGCAATTTAACTTCTATAAAATCAGATGAAATAATGCTTTGTAATTCTGAATCTTTTATTTTTAAATTTTGTTCTAATTCATCTATTTGTTTTGCAAGTTGTTTTTTTAATTTTGATTCTTCAAATCCGTTTCTTAATTTGTCAAATTCTTCCAATGGTATTGTTACCGTTTTATTCATAATATCTAAGTTTAAAGTTAATTCAAAAATAATCAATTTTTTTCACACAACCAAAGGAAATTATAACTATCTTAGCAAAGATTTCATAATTTTAAGTTTTGGTTAGTTAAGCCCCTATTGCGTAATTGGTTGCGAATAGGGGTTTTTCTATTTCAATAATTCCCCAATCGCCTCAACAACCATTTCAGTCATTTGGCTGTTACTAAACCCTAACTTTTTACCAAACGTTACAAGTCGTTCCAAATCTACTTTTTTTGTATTCTGAAACTGTTTGCGTTGGGAATGGGTTATTTCGAGTGCGTTGCAAAGTTCCTGATTTGATAGGTTCGATGCTTTGAATAGTTTTGAATATATCATATATTAAATTGTTTAATTGCCGAAGCGGTTAGTCGTTTATCTCTTTTGCAAATTCCTCTGCCGTTTGTGTTTTCATAATCTACTGTTTAAATTCTTTTGCTAATTGAATGAAGTCGGATTCGGTGATTTGGGTTTTATCGTCTTTAAATACAGAAACTGCAAAATCTTTTGATTGAATATAGGATTTGAAATATCTTTTTTCCAAACCAAATATAAAAGCATCTTCGTCATTCCATATCGGCAACCCATATTCCAAACAAATTACTTTCAACCTATCAGCTTGTTCCTGACTTGTAACCGTGACGTAAACGTCGTAAATTGATTTCATAGTTAGTTGTTTAATAGTTCGGGGTTTTCGTAGATGTTTCCAATTACAACAGCCCATAATTCAGTAGACCATTTACAAAAATGTTGTTCTGCATCAATATCCCAACCCAAAGGCTCATTCTCCCACTCATAACAACCGTTTGCATACTTAACCGCTTTTCCACTTGTGGGTTTTATTGGGATGTTATTCAACGTAGTATATCCGGCAACAATATCCCCCTCGTAAATATCTTTACCGTTTTTGTCTTTTAAACCAGTGTATTGCATAACATCATATTTATCTTTGTGTAAATATTCGTTAAGGGTATCTAAATGTTGTATTTCTAATTCCATACATTTATTTACATTGTCCCACGCTCTAAATTTAATTTCTCTCATAATTTCTAAGTTTTAAAGTTTCAACAAATATAGGTATTAAAATCAACACTTGCAAATATTTATCGTTATTTAGAATGAGTTTAAATATCAAAAATTGTAGTTTGATTGCTTTTAGGTATTTCATTTATGCCTAATGCTGAGTTTAAAATATGTAGACCCAAAATTGGATTTACAGCATTTCTATCAATAAGTTTTTTGTCGTGAGCGTGTTTACCCGTCCCGATATATTCTTTCATCATTGTGCCAATTTCATCTTTTGGTAGGTCTATAATAGGAATGTTAAAATTACTCCAAATTAAATGTCTGCCAATTTTAATGTGGTTTGGTAAAAAGGGTTCGTAAAAAGGGATTACATTTTCAACACACCATAACCCTTTATAAAACTGATTTAAATATATTATTTCCTGCCAAAGCTTCATATCAGGATAAGTTGGTTTTTTTCTTATTGATTGCGTAAAGTAATTTGTACGACTATGTGTAGGGCAAGGAGGCGAACTCCAAATGAAATCATAGTATTTATAGTTTAACAAAAGAAATTCGTGAGCATCTCCAATAATAACTTTATCATTAGGAAATCTTTTTATATATTCTTCTGCTGTTTTTATATCAAACTCAACAGCGGTTACTTCGTGTTCATTTCCCCAAAGCTCACGGTTACCTCCTTTCCCGCAATAAAGATTAAGTATTTTCATTTTCTTTAACTATAAATTCAACAACTCCTATTTTTCTTAATTCTTTTTCACAATTATCACAAAAAAATGAATGACCATATACAACTGCTTTAAAAGGAATTAATCCTATTTGCAAATTATTTATTGCGTTTATTTCTGCGTGTATCCAATTACAACTGCTTTCTGCATCATAATTATTTTTGTCTTGATTTATATTTAGTCTACAACAAATGCCATTATTAGGGCTACACCTATTACTTTCTCTAATTAATAAATTACCATCAATATCATACAACTCACAAACAACCTTTCTTTTTTTACAAGTGCTTTCTTCTAAGCATTTAGAAAAAGATTTTATTTTTAAAATTTCTATCATAATTTAAAGTTTTTGCTAAGTTAGTAATTATTTTAATACGTTAAGTTATTTACTGCTTATTTAGAATTGTTTTAAATAACTTGTATAGCTATGTATCTATAATCTTTATGTTTCTTAAACTCCAACTACTCCGAATAAGTAGCTTTTTTATCGAACTGCTCACCGCTTGATTTGTGAAAGGCTCTGATGATTAAAGGCGTGTTTAGTGGGAGTAAAGAAATGTTTTTATTTTCGATTTCATCTTTTTTCTTTGCCATAAGTTTCAATATTAAACTTTATAAATTCACCGCCTTTTTTAACCACAATTTTAATAACTTCTAATTGGTAAAAGTCACGGTCATTAATATTGTATTTCTTTTGTAAAACGTCTAAAAATGGCTTTAACGGATTGTCTATATCGGCAAGGGTGCTACTAAATGCAAACTTAATAGTAATTTTATACGGTGCATCGCATATTTTTAACTTAGGTAGCATTAGCAATAAATCTTTTTCGTATTGCTTATACTCTTTAGTTTTAAACTTACGACCTTGAAAAGCGGTATTAACAGATAATGGCTTTATTTTTATTATATTCATTTAATTTTAAATTATATTCATTAATAGCTTCTTTTTCTGTTTGAAATCTACCTAAAAAAATATTTTTATTATTTCTGTATAAATATGCTACCCATTTATTTCTTCTTTTTTCAAAAAAAACACCTCTTGTTTTATTTTTACATTTATTTAAATTATTGTCATATGCATGTATTATATTTTCAGAATTATTTGACCACTCTAAATTAGTATAAACATCATTATATTTATTACCGTCTTTGTGATTTACTATATTATTTAAATCATTTTTACCATTGACAAATAAAATACAAACTAACCTTGATATTTTAAATACTTTAACATTCCCATTTTTACATAAAGCAATCATTCTATATTCAGATAAAGACGGTTTTCTTAATTTAGATTTATATTTTATTTCCTTACCTTTTTTATTTTTTATAATTCTTTCTAATGTTCTAACATTTCCAAAATTACTTACCTGATAATAACCCTCATAATTAGGTATGTCTTTCCAAATTTCTTGCATATATTTATTATTAATAATTTAAACAAAAATACAAAAAATTATTTTAATATAAAAGCCCCTGCCAGCATTGATTTACTGATAGGGGCTTAATATTTAACTTTCTCAAAATAAAGTTTCTTGTTTTACTGTTTCTCTAAATCGTTTTTCGGCTTCTTGTAGATTTAGTTTAGCTTGTTTAAAGTAACTATCTTTTAATTCTATTCCGATTGCTTTTCTGCCCATTGAAACGGGGCTAAAAACTTCACTACCTACACCCATAAAAGGCGTCAAAACAACTTCATTAGGATTTGAGTATAATTCAACAAGTCTATCGATTACGTCTAATTGCAACGGGTGTACGTGTTTTTCATCATCGTCTTCTTTGCTATCCCTGAAAGGTAAAACGTTATCAATTCGGATATCATCCCAAACGCTAGATGCGTAACGTTGCCAAATGTAATGATTTAACTTAGTTATTTTATCGTCTTCGTTTATGTTGTTTAGGTGTTCCCACAATTCGACCTCGTTTAAGTCTGAGTTGTTTGCGTTGTTCCACGCTCTTAAAATGTTTGGTAAAATTGGCGTTTCGCCTGCGTAGTGATTAATTCCAAATTTATGAGTAACGGGTACTTTATTTTCTCCTTTTTTTGTAAACACTAAAATATAATCAGGCATTGCGGTAAAACACTTTGTACTATCTTCAACAATAAATTTATGCATTAATGATTGCACCATAGTACGCATACGAACTTTTAAAGGCTCTTTCCAAATCGTAATTCGGTTACGATATTCAAAACCGTATTTTTCGTGTATCTTAATTATTTCGTTAGGAAAATCCCAAAGACGGCAAGTGTTATCGAAAACATCGGTACAATGTACAGCAGTAATACGACCGCTTTTTGTTACCCTTGCAATTTCTTTTACTAAAAATTCATATTGTTGTAAAAATTGTTCTTTGCTTTCGCAGTTACTAAAATCATTTTCGCTACTTGAATAGTTGTACAACCCTGCAAACGGTGGCGAATAAATTGAAAGGTCTATACTTTCATTTTCAATAGTTGGCATTACTAACATACAATCGCTGTTATAAATAGCGTATTTGTCGGTTACGATTTGGTCTTTTACTTTGTTTTCCATAATTATAAAAAGTTTGGTTTAATGATTTCTTTGTTAAATTCTTTTACTTTGTGTTCAAATGAACGATTAACATTTTCAGTTAAGTTTTTATGTAATTGTATTGCCTTTTGTGTTTTTTGTTCTAAGGCCTCTAAAACCCTTGTTTGTCCGTCTGATATAACCATATCAATAGTAACATCATTCTTTTGACCAAAACGCCAAAAACGTCTTATAGCTTGGTAATATTGTTCATAAGACCACGTCGGAAAAAATACAGAATGATTACAGTGTTGCCAATTCAAACCCATTGAAGTCATTTTTGCCTTTGTTATAAGCCTTTCAATTTCACCATTAGCAAACGCCAAAAGTATTTCTTCTTTTTTATCGATTGACTGACTACCTATAATTTCAACAGCGTTTTTATCGCTTTCTTTTAAAATCGTACTTTCGTTATTAGTGTTACACCAATAAACAGAGGTTTTACCTTGCGCAAGTTCAACAGCCTTTTCGCATCGTTTTTCTTCTGTTTGCTTTTGCTCGTGTCTTACTTCTGTCATAGACTTTGCAATAGGTGTAAACATTTGTATCTGACCGTTTACATCGATTAAAGATTGGTTTTCAATAACGTGCTTATTAATTATCAATTCAGGTAGTCTATAACGGTCGTTACTAAATCCTAAATCGCTTGGCATTTTTGCCATTATTGACCATTGATTAACCCACGCAAAAAAATCCTTTTCAGCGTGTGGCTTTAAATAAAACTTTTCGCCAATATTACGGTTATTGCTGTCAACACTATTTTGATTGTTTTTAAAAAACTTAGTAAGCATATCCATATAACCCATATATCCCAACGCTTCCGAACTTGTACCTAATTCTATAAAATCGTTAGGGCTTGGCGTTGCAGTAGATAAAAAACGATAAGGTATTTTTTTAACAAAGCTAGTTACTTCTTGTTTTATTTTACCGTCAAAGTTTTTTAGTATTGAACTTTCATCTAAAATAACGCCCTCAAAATCGTTTTCATTAAAATAGTGCAAACGTTCGTAATTACAAACAACTATTTTTTTTGTGTGATTTCCGTCTTTTGAATATTCAACATCGTCAATACCTAATTTTTCAGCTTCTAAAATAAACTGAAACGCCACCGCTAAAGGAGTTAATATCAAAACCTTTTTATTAGTGTGGTTTACAATGTTTTTAGCTAAAGAAAGTTGTACTAAGGTCTTACCTAAACCCGTATCTAAAAATATTGCACTACGACCTTTTAAAATAGCTTTTTCTATAACGTACTTTTGAAAATCAAAAGCTATATCAGGAATGTAGTTAGCATTAAATCCAAAATTACCTATTGTGTGGCGTTTGGATTCTAAGAATTGTTGGTACTCATTCATAAATTAAGTTTTAAAGTTTGTCAAATATAGTAATTAAAATAATATCTTAATACTTGTTTTGTTATTTATAATCGTTTTAAATTATTTATACTCTTTATCAAATATGTAATTAAATTTTCTTTGCAACTCTATAAAAAAAGTTGTTTGTTTTGGTGAACCGTTGTAAAACTTTTCCAATACAGGCTCAAGTACTTTTTGAAATTCACGTGCTTTGTCTTGTATTGCTTTTGTTTGCGGTGTTGGTTGCTTTGTTGGTTCGTCTATTTCTGTAATTAACAAATCGGTTAATACAAAAATCTTTGCAAGTTTCTTTTGTGTTTCTTTATCCATATTAAATCCAATTATCTGTTATTGCTTTTGTTTCAACGGGTAGCCAATTTTTATTAACTTGAAATATTATAGGGTCAAAAGGTTGGTTTCTGCTGTATTCGCATTTAGCTGTAGTTTCATTATCTGAACTTTCAATAAATACAACTGTTTCGGCTTTCTTCAAAACGCTACTTCCAACGTGTCCGACGGGTTTAGCAGTTCCAAAATTCTTATGCAAAATACCCGTACAATGTAAATGACCTTTTGCAGTCCACTCTAATAGCTTTTCAGTAAGTCCTGTTGCTTGTTCAAGGCTGTTAAAGTCTGTAACTAAATCAACATAACCGTCAATGCTTAAAAGTCCGATATTGTCTTTAAATTCGCTTTCGTAAATTATCCAATCGACAAACTCAAAACGTTCTTTCGGACTGAATGCACGTAGCGAAAATGTTTTATATCTGTCGTAGTTTGAACCTACCATTTCTAAAACCCGTCTTTGAACTCTTTGCGTATGAAACTTACTTTGTTCCGTATCGATTGAAATAACAAACTTATCTTTACTGTTATGCCCTTTAAAACTAGGACAATAAATGTTTGCATCGCCACCGATATAAGAAGCCTCAACCATTGATTTAAAAAACGTTTTACGGGATTTTGAAGCTCCTACTATACAGCTAAAATCCCCGTAACTCCCAAACGGAATAGGATAGTTTGTGCCTTTGTATTCAGCATAACCAATACTAACTGCTACGGGTTGTGGTTTTAACTCTTCCGCAGGGTCTACGTAACTTTCTAAAAACAGCTTTTTAAAATCCGTTGTTTGCTGTTCGGTTTGTACGTTATCAAATGTAGGTATATCAATCATTTTAAATTTTGGTATCGGTTAATAGTTTCCGTTATTTGTGCATTGAGTGATTTTTCAACTTGTTCCTCACTCCATTTGTTTACGCTTTCAAAATACTTTTCGGCTTCTTTTAATTTGTCGCTGTCATCAAAGAAACGTTTTTCGGGGTCTATTCCAATCGAAATTAAGTACTTATTAAATTCAACATCGTTTAGCTTTTGCGTGAATAGTTGATAGTGAGAATGCAAATCTAAGGTTAAAATATCTTTCATAGACTTTTGAGCAAACTCGATATCTTTGTAGTGCTGTATTTCTTGAATAAAAACGTAACAAAATAACTTTGCAAATAAAACGTTTTCTTGTATGTTATTTTCTTTTTCTCTATTACACCATTCAGCTAAGAAAGTAAGACAGTCGAAATCAAATTTGCAAGGCTTTATTGTGTTTGGCGTTTGAAATCTTTTAAACAACCAATCAAAACTTTTTTCTATTGTCATAACAAAATATTTTTCTTTGTTTTTTCTTTAACATATTCCCTTATCCAATAACAAATTTCTGTTGTAGATAATTTATAACATCTTCCATATTTACCCAATCCGCCATTTCTTAAAGCGTGTGTAAAATCTTCATCTTTTAATTTTGGAAATTCAGATAAAATATCTTTAACCATATTATCAATAGGATAAATATCTGTTAAAGTTCTTTCAAAAGCTAAAGCAATAGACTTTCTTAAACTATCTTCTAATGTTTTCGTCCCTGATTGCGGTGACAATGCTTGTAAGTTGTTCATTTTGTATTTTTTTAAATGTTATATCTTTTTTAATATGTGGTAAAGTATTTAAAAGTTTAACTTTCCATTTATTTATTTTGCTATTATTTCCGTCTTTCCATCCGTTTTCAACCCAAGCATCGTATTTATTTTTCAAAGCCTGAATATTTATACTTGGTTCTTTTTCTTTTCCATAGGCTAAAAATTCTTCCCAACTCGGTATATTTATATTTGTAGCTTTAGCTATCTCATTTACATTAACATTTACATTTACATTATCATTTACATTATCAGCGATTTTTGCGATGTTTTTAGTCGCTATACTATCGGGTAGCGATGTTTTGCGATGTTTTGCGATTTCTTCGGCTTGTTCTAAAGTTATAACATCATTTTGAATTTGATTATATAAATCAATATTGTATTTTTTAATATTACCTAAACGACCATTTACAGAACGCTCTTGCAAAGTTTTTTCCCACTTATCCAAATCTCTTTTTAAAGTTTGTTTAATTGGAATAAACTGTGCTTCTGTAAATCTATCAGGCGCTATTGGGTTTAAATCATTAACATATCTAAAGAAATGTTTAATTAATTTACCAGCTTCTTCATCTGTTAAATATTCAAATTGTTCAAGCCATTCAGCGTAAACAATAATTGATTTTTTATTCTCTGCCATAATTAATCTAAATAAGAAATTTGTAATTTCAAATCTTTAACCAATTTAACGGCAGTTGCTTTATCTAAACAAATAAAAGAAGGATAATTATTATCCATTTCAATACAAAAATATATTTCATTATTTGTATTGGCATAAGCTACCAATTCGTGGTCTTGTGTTCCACTTTTTTCAGTTCCTTTAAAAACTAATTTAATGTTTGCCATAAGAATAACGGTTTTAAGATTACCGATAACTATTAAGTTATAAAAATGCACAACTCCCAACAATTAGCCTTAAGTAGAGAGGGCATCCTTGTTAGGAGTTGGTATAATATTTTCGTTATGTCTGTATTGCTCTCTACTTCAATACGGGTGCAATATAGTTAATCTTTTCCAATATACCAAACAATTAAACGTTTTTCTTTTCGCTTTTTAAAAAAGAAATGTTTGTACGAATAGCATCAGTAATTCTATATCCCGCATCCATTATCCTACGTAATTGATACATTTGCGGGTATTCAACATTAGCCTCGTTAACAGCTTTAGAAATAGTATATTTATCTTTTACTAAGTTAAAAACTTTAGTTTCGTATAAGTCGTGTATTTCGGCTCTAACGGTTTCTAAATAGAATAGTAAACCAGTAATTTTTTGTAGCAAAAAGGATAGTTCGTTTCCGTCTTGTAAATTACATTTATAATACTGGTTTACGTATTCGTTTAATTTTTCAATTTCTTTCATCAGAAAGGCAAATCGTCGTCTACTTCATTAATAACAGCGGTTGTTTCAAAAATTGGCTGTTGTTCTGTTGCGTTTTCGGTTTTGGATATTTTCCAACACTCTAAAGTATTAAAGCATTTTTCTTCACCTTGCGGGTTAGTCCACAAACGACCTTTTAAATTTAAAGAAACGTCTACCATATCGCCAACTTTATAAGCGTCTAAAACAGCGCATTTATCTTTGATAACTTGCAATAAAAGATATTGCTTATAATCTTCCTGAGTTTCAACAATAAACTCACGTTTTGAAAATGTATCGTTTACATTTTGCGTCACTCCTATTGAGTGAATTTTTACACTTATTTCCATTTTTATCTGTTTTTAAAGTTATTATTTCGTTTGTCGTAAAGATACGTTTGTAAATCTTTTTTAGCCTTGCGTTCGGCTTTTTTTAGTTTAACATACATTTCATCATCTTTATGTTCATCCCACTCGTTGGCTTCTCTTACTTCGATATGAGTGAAACTTTGTCTAATTGTCGGGTGTATTTCGTTAAATAATTCTTCCCGAATGATTGCGAATATTTCTTTTGATGCGCCCATTAGTTTAAATAATTAAAAAGTTTTTCATATACAAAATCTCTGTCGTTATTGATTTCGTTAAGTTGTTTCTCTGTAGCTTCTATTCCGTCTATTTCACAAGATAAAATATAAGCATCGCAATAATCGGGATAGTCTGAATGGTCTACACCGTCAAACTCGATATTGTGTATTTTGCTAAAATCAATCATAATTAACTAAGTTTAGTTTTTAATTCGGTTGCTAATTTTGCAGTTGCTTTTTGTTCTGCGGGTGTGAATGACTTGTAAGTACTTCCTAATTCTTCTAAGTTAGAAC